TGGAGAGGTATTTCTGCAGAGAGAAACGATCCTAGAGATAAACCTCAGGATAAGAACGACCACATGATGGAGAACTTAGGGAGATTCTTCTTAGAAGGAGTTACTTATTCTGAACCTGTTGAGGAAGTGGAGAGAGTGAATGTAAATTCTATAGTAGAAGAAAAGACATATTTTTAGTATAGTATATATATGGACAAGTCAAGACTAGGTGAAGATTTAAAAAGAAGATGTGTAGAAGCAAGAATTACTAAGTTGGAAGGAGCTTTGATTAAGAGACTAAGAACTATTCCGTATGGACAAACTACTTTAATAATACACAACATTGAGGGTCAGCCAATTAGAATAGAGATTAGCTCAGTTAGTAGTGAGATATTGGATGCTAAGGAGGGTTTAGAGTTAGAAGAGTCTACCTATGTAGTAGATAATAAATTAAACAACAAAAACAATGGCTACTAAAAAGATAAAAAGGAATGTAGGAGACATTGTGGGTACTTTGGTAGAAGAGACAAAAACAGAAGAAACAGAGAGGTCTGATAACACTAAGATAAAAAAACAGGACTATTATAAGGGCTTACAGGAGCTTGTTTTTGAGGATGGGGAGGAGAAAAAGCTGTTGACTCAGGTTAAAGCTGAGTATGAGTTTGCAACAAGGGAATTAAAGACTTGGATAGACTTAAACCTTAAGAGGCTTAAACTTTACAACAATCAGAAAAGAAACGAAGAGCATATAGGAGAGCCTTTGCTTTTTACCCACATGAACACATGGATAGCCAGTTTGTTTGATGACACTTATGACAGGGTATGGGTAGCAAGAGAAGAAGGAGATATTGAAGTAGCAGAAAACTTAACAGCAGTAAGTGAGTATGATCACGAACTAATGAATAAAGATGAGTTAGATTATAATTCAATTTGGGATGCATTGTTTTTCTCATATTCTCCTATAGATATGTTAGAATTTGATCCTAACAAAATGTGTCCATCACCAAACCTACTTGATCCACTAACTTTCTATTATGATACATTTGCTTCTAGTATTGATGGGAATGTAGTCAATAGAAGTGGTATGAGGTTTTTAGGATGGGATATGTACATGAGTAAATTAGATATTTTACGAAGCCCATTGTTAGGAGAAGAAGCACTCAAGTATTTAGATGACAGTTCAGAGGGTGGTATGAGTAACAAGGATGAAGCAAGAAAGGAAAGGTTAGAAGCATTAGGTGGAAGTTATAATCAGTTGAAGAGAAATGACATGCAGGATAATAATGTGTATGAGCTAATACAATGGAGAACAATGTTTAATGGTAAGAAGGTTGTAATAATAACTAATTCAAAGATAAGCAAAGTACTAGGAGCAAGGTACTTGCCACAGGACAACAAAGGAAACAGCTTGTCATGGTTTGTAGTCGCAAAAAGATTTAATCCTCAGCCTCATCAGTTCAAAGGAGTTAGTTTGCCTGATCTGCTTGAGGATAAACAGAGACATAAAGCTATGATAATTAATGATCAGATTAATTTAGCAAGAAGTTTGACATATGGTAGTTATGTGTATGATGCTACTAAGATAAAGAATAAAATGGACTTAAAATGGGGGTATGATAAATGGATAGGTGTTGATGGTGATCCTAATAGTGCAATAGCTCCTGTTAGAAAAGATACTAGCTCATTAGCATTCTTAGATAATACCTTAGGGTATATAGATGTATCAGCTCAGAAAGCGAGTGCTTCTCCTGAGTTACAGCAAGGGGTACTTTCAGAGCAACAGAGAACATTAGGAGAGCTAAATTTAATTGCATCTTCATCTAAAACCAGATATTCATTAGCACTTAAGACATTTGCTATGGGAGACAGAGACTTCTGGAGATTATGGTATTTATTGTATAAGATAAACTTCAAAGAAGGACTAGGAGAGAAGATAATCAGGATAGGTGGGAATTCAAGAGTATTTAGAAAATTGACTAGAGAAAACTTAATAGGAAAAGCAGATCCAGATGTGAGAATAGAAAGTAGAACGGTTCAGGAAGCTAGAAATCAAGGCAGGTTAAAGCAATTAGTAGAATTGGGTCAGTTTATTATGCAAGATCCTGATGCTGATAAGAGGGCATATATTAAGAAAGTACTCAATGTAGCAGGACTAGACAGTCAAGAAATAGATAATATACTACCACCTACCTCAGATGAATTGATAGCAAGAGAGCAGAATGAGTTAATAAGTAAAGGAAAAGTTCCAAAGTTCCTTGTCAATGATAATCACTTAGTACACCAGAGAGTACACAGGGAGGCAGTTGAGGGAGATATTAAGAGAAACCATATGCTATTGCACCTTGAAGCTCTTAAGATAGAGCAGGAAAATCCAATGCTTAACATGGATATGATGGAGCAGGGTATGCAGACAGGGGAGCAACCTCAGACTCCACAGGGAGCTATGCCACAGCAGGAGAACATGGAGCAAGAGCCAATGACTCCTAGCAAAGAAGCTACTTTAATTAATCAATTAATGTAATGAATATACAAGAATACAAAAATATAATATCAGATGAGAAGGGTAGGAAGTCTATTGCTGATAGTTTAGTAGCAATGGAGAGAACACAAGGTTGGAAAGTGTTGAAACTGATATTAGAAGACAGGGCAGAGTATTTACAAAGGGAGATTAATGATATTTACAATACTAAGATAGAAGATGTTGTGGAAAAGAGAATAGAATTGTATCATATAAATGAGCTACTCAACATGCCTAAAGTATTAGCAGAGGGTTTACTTTCTGAGACTACTCAGGAGCATGATGAGCAAGTTTATGAGTAATTAAATTTTTTATTATTTATTATGGAAGACACAGAAAAAGAAGAACTTACAAATCAGGAAGCTGTTATACAGAGTCCTGAAGAAGAAACTGTAGAGGAGAATGTTGAAGATTATTTCAATCCCTTTGCAGATATTTCAGATGAAGATAAGAAGATAGAAGAGGATATTAAAGAAGAGCAAAAAGAAGATAAAAAGGAAGAGAAGAAAACACAGCCAGATGTAGAGGAAGATGTTAAAGTAAAGTTATTAGAAATAGAGGCAACTAATAAAGCAACAAGAGAAGTTAGTAAGTTTGTTAAAGACCATCCTGAATTCGGTGATATGAGTGATGATCTGGTAGACTTGGCTTCAAAAGCAATGGTGAGAGGACACAGTAAACCTATTGAATTTGCAGTAAGAAATGTTAAAAGTCCTTCCTATTGGATAGAGTATGGAAAGAAAATGGCAAAAGAGGATTATCAGGAAGTAAGTCAGAACAGAGTTGGTAGTTCAGGGTTATCTAAAGTAGAGCCTAAGGACATAGATTTTAGCAAAATGAGTAGTGAGGAGTTTAATGAGTATACTAGGAAAGTTTTAAGCAATGCTTGACATTTGGTTTTAAATAGGGGTATATTATATTACAACTGAATAAAGAAAAGGAAAAACCTTGCTAATGGATTAATAGTCCTGATGCAAGGTTTTTTGTTTTAATAATTAAATTTATTTATATAAAAAGAAATGGCAAATACAACAACCATTCCTCATGCAATACAAAGTTATTATGACAGACTATTGCTTGAGAGGGAGAAGCCTTATCTAGTCCATGCACTCTTTGGGCAGACAAGAAATATCCCAGTCGGTATGTCTAATACGATCAAGTTTAGAAAGTATGGGGCATTGCCAATTAATACCAATGAGCTACCTGAAGGAGTTACTCCAGCAGGAAGACATGCAAGTGTTACTGACATAAGTGCAGTAGCAAAGTGGTATGGTGATTACATTATATATACTGATGTAGTTACTATTGAATCACCAGATCCAGTATTAACTGAGCTAACTGCAGTTCTTTCAGAACAGGCTGGTCAATCAGTAGATACAATAATCAGAGATGTTATAGCACAGGGAACAAATGTTAAGTACTCAGATGCTTCTAATCCACAGACAAATGCATCAACTTCTAGCATAGCTGTAGGTGATGTTGTAACAGTAAAAGATATTAGGATGGCAGTTAATATGTTAGATAATGCTAATGCAAAGTATATTACAGACTTTGTAAATCCTGATGCAGGTTATGCAACTTCACCAGTCGCTCCATCATATGTAGGTATTGTACATCCTAATCAGGTTGGAACACTTGAAGGATTAGAGGGATTCGTATCAGTAGAGAAGTATGCTAACAAGGCAACAATATTCCCTAATGAAATTGGTAAGATTGGTAGAGTAAGATTTGTACAATCTACTCAGGCAAAGATTAAAGTAGGGGCAGGTGCTAGTGGCATTGATGTATACTGTATTCTTATATTTGGAAAGGATGCATATGGTGTAACAAGTATTAATGGAAACTCAATGAAGATGTTTATTAAAGAGCTTGGTTCTGAAGGTTCAGGAGACCCATTAAGTCAGAGAGGTTCTATAGGTTGGAAAGCAAATGTAACTGCTAAGATACTTAATCAGAGTTGGATGGTCAGAATAGAAAGTGCATTAGTCTAATAGCTAATGACAGGTTTTACTGCTTGTACCTCTAAAAGAAAACAAGCAGTACCTTAGGGTTATAGGTATACCAATGGTATGAAAGTACCCAAAAACTAAATTTATTAAAATACTAAAATGAAATTTTCAGAAGTAGAGCAAAAGCATTATATGCATAATTCAAACTTGAAGGCTTTGTTAAATGAGATAGCTAATGGTAGTACAAATGGAAAGCTTTTAAACAATCCTAAAGTAGCTATGGGGACAACAAGCAAGGCAAAAGTAAAGACAAGTGCTTTTGAATATGTTAAGGACGGTGTTTTTCACTCAGTAGCAGGTACAGAGACAGCATTTACAGCAACTACACATGATTTAGATGATCTGTCAGAAGCTATTTATGTAATTTCTTGCAAACTTGCTGATGATTCTATTGTTATTACAATGGGACAGCCTGTACTATCAGAAGATGGTGATGCAGTAGCTCCAGCTACTCCTGCTGGTCATTTGAAACTAGGAGAAGTAAAAATAGAAACAGAGGGTGCTGGGTTTGTTGCAGGTACGACATTATTAGATGCAGAGACATTAACAGCTACTTTTACCAGCAAGACTGATTATTTTTCAGGACTTGCTTAACTAATTATGGTTATTAACTGCAGAAATGCAGATGATAACATGTAAGGGCAGAAATGCTTTTACATACCCAAAATTCTTACATTCCGTCAGGAGAGAGCTTCGGCTCTCTTCTGATTTTTATTGTATTGATATTTCTCTGTTTATGTTCTATATTATAATAGTAGTTAAATTAAACAGTTGCTTTTATGGCAGACAAAATTACAAAGGAGAGTGTAAAGAAAGTATCTACTCCTTCAAAACAAATAGATACTAAAGAGA